TCACTGCGGCGAAAAGCATTACGGCAGGTCAAGCTATTGGCTTGTCTAGTGCTGGCATTCAACCCGCTCTAAAATTTGCAAAGAAAGATAACCATAATATTTCTGGACCGTTTAATGGCTGGAACCAGTATGGCAGCGGTTATGGAAACATAGATGGTAGCAGTACTAGATTTATTTACGGAGCATTTCAGAACACAAGTACAACAATAGGTGTTAGGCAAGTTGATGTTAACGCCACTACAGGGATTATTTCAGAAGTAAGCGGTTCAGCTACTTTTGGTCACACTTTGTATAACTATGCCACATCTTGTTATTTCGGCTCGGATGGTTATGGAAACCATTTATTCTTGGCATCAGGGGGTTATGACGGGTCACGGTATAGGTTCAGGATAGCCGGATTCACTGTGTCGGGAAACAGTATAAGTATGAGTAGCTCGCAAGAGTATTGGCCTTCTTTTGATGGAAGTGGACCTACTCGGATGCCCGTGGTCGTTACTTCACATGCACAAGGTAAATTTATCCTTTGGATTTCCAACCCCTATACTGGTGCGCTTTACTACAAAAACGTCTCCTACTCTGGTGGTGGTCTGTCTTTAGGCAGTTCAAATACAGTTCAAGGTAGTAATGTAATGCTTACCACTGGTGGCTACGACAGCGACACTGGGAATATTTATCTATCAGGTATAGCAAAAGCTAATACATCTGGTTGGAATAGCCACAGTTCATACAATCGAGCTTGGGCTGCAAAAGTTACACTTTCTGGAGACACCCCTACTATTCAGAGTAGGGTATTTGGTGATTACCCCCATACCAGTAACAACCTTGACAGATTTGATACCATCCAGACCAGCCCATCAAACTGTGGACACACTGGCAATTACGTTGGTGGACGAAACAGTTGGCAATTTGGTGTGGATATGTTCAATGTCAACAAGGCCACAGGTGATATTTATCATGTAGGTAATTCGAATGATTACCCCGATATTTTTGGTACGAAGATTCACGGTGAACATGCGTTATTAGGTTCTAAAGATGGCCTAGGCAGCATAGTCGCTACAAGTAGCAGCCTTCTTGTTGTTCCAGAAAACAACTGGGCTGGAATGTATACTATGACAGATAGTGATATTGACACTAGCGCCAACGTAAAAGGTGTTATGTTAGGAAATATGTATGTTGGGATTAGTTCTGGGTACTTTGCAACTGCTTATTCTTACAACCACCCTAGCCTAGCCTCTGGATTTATTGGTTTAGCCAAAACTGGCGCATCCGCTGGCAGCACTGTGACCGTAGACTCTATCGGTGCTGTAAACACTAGCCAATCAGGAAAAGTACTAGGGCAAACCTACGCTGTAAGTACCGAAACACCAGGTGAACTCACCCCTTCAGGGGCTAATATTGTCGCTTATGGGACGGGAACAACTTCTGCTATCGTCTCCAGTCTATCAAGTTAGGACACACTATGAATGAACAAGAATATAACAATTATAGAAATGCGCTAGAGTCTACTGTCGGTTTAGGTGTTGGTCCAAACGGCGAAGCCTACGATGTTTTCGAGATGCAAAACATTAAGTGGGTATATGATAGAACTTTTGATGAGGCTTGCGCTGAACATCGGGAAAAAAGAAACACCCTACTATCCGAAACAGACTTATGGGCGCTATCAGACCGCACCATGACCACAGAGCAGACAGCATATCGCCAAGCCCTGCGTGACATCACAGATCAGTCTGGCTTTCCGATTGACATCACATGGCCCACGAAGCCTGAATAGAGCACGCCACCTGCGTAAGTATTAGCGCAGGTGGCATCACATTAAAAATGAGTGTATAATCTCCCAAACGGCGGAGCGGCAGAGGACCAGAAGCATGGCAAATACAACAAATTATTCTTTTGTTCTACCGACCGTCGGCGGCAGCGAGGACCAGTGGGGTGCTAACCTAAATGCCAACTGGACCAGCATTGACACGTTGCTCGGCGGGGCAAGCGCCACAGAGTTTGCAATATTAGACGGCGCAACAGTGTCAACCGCAGAGCTTAATAAGCTGGACGGGGTGACCGCAACGACATCCGAAATAAACATTTTGAGTGGAGTGACGGCGACAACAACTGAGATCAACTACTGCGACGGCGTAACCTCCGCCATTCAGACGCAGATAGACGCCAAGGCGCCTATTGCCAGTCCGACATTCACTGGGGCTGTTGGCCTCGGGGGGTGGACGATAGCGCAAAGCGGAAGTGACTTGGTGTTTTCTCATAACGGAACAGCGCGGCTTAAACTGACCAGCACTGGCGCCTTAACGGCTGAGGGTGACGTGACCGCGTTTGGAGATGCGTGATGGCTCTACAGACATCTGGAGCAATAAAGTTATCCGAAATACAGTCAGAGTTTGGCGGCACTAACCCGGTCAGCCTGTCAGAGTATTACAGCGGCGGGTCGTTTGTTCCGGCCGGCACCTCTGGTGTCCCGGCGTCTGGAGAAATTAGCGTTGGCGACTTCTACGGCGCCTCCAATCAATACTCTTTCAGCATATCCAGCGACACTCAGAGCGCAGACATCCGCGCGCTCGCAGTGTCGGATGGCTGGGACGGTCAGACCCCCTTGGTGGCCAACATCAACGCGGGCACCACTCTATACTCTAACAGCACATCGACAGGCGGGGCTGTTGTCGCCGGCAGCTTCCCCGGCGGCCTTACAATCGTCAATAGCGGCAACATCACGGGCCAAGGCGGTGGCGCTGGGTCTGATGGCGGACCGGCGTTGCAGGTCACCACAAGCGACACCGTATCCATAACCAATAACTCTGGCGCATTTATAGCTGGCGGTGGAGGCGGTGGAGGCGGCTCCCAAGGCGGCGGTGGTGCTGGCCAAGCGGCTCCGGGGCAAGCTGGCGCGGCTGGTGGATCGTACACGTTCTCGCAAGGGCTCAGCAGCTCTGTTAGCGTCAGTTGCGAAGGCACGCCTTACCCTATCCCACTGTCGTGTGTTGTCACCGGCTCTGGTGTTAGGGGCGCTGGAGGCAGGCAGGGCGCCTCCGCGGGATCTGGCAATGCCACGCTCGGGAGTTGCACAACATCTGGAACCGTCAGCACTCCCTGCGGAGTGCTTTCATCTGGCAATAGAACGCTGGTAGGCGGCACTGGCGGGCTAAATCCGGGCGGAGAGGGCGGGTCTATACTTGAGGCGAGCAACACGACAGTCAGCGGAGGTGGTTGGGGGCTATCAGGTTCTGGGTCGGGAGCGGGCGCAGGCGGCGCTGCTATCTCTGGGACAGCCGCGCTGACAAACAACGGCACAATTTACGGAGCGACATCCTGATGGCACTAATACCGCTCAAAATTCCTGCGGGAATGTATCGGAACGGCACAGAATACGAAGCCGCAGGTCGCTGGCGGGATGGTAACCTCGTCCGCTGGCTCGGCTCATCCTTGCGTCCGGTGGGTGGTTGGCGTGAACGCACTGCAAGTGCGGTATCAGAAAAAGCTCGCAGCATGCACGCGTGGCAGGATAGCAATGGCTCTCGCTGGGCGGCTATGGGGACTTATAACAATTTGTACGTCACAAACTCTGCCGGCACTGTCTACACCATAACACCGGCAGGCTTAACCGCCGGCACTCAAGACGCGGCTATCAACACTGGCTATGGGTATTCAACCTATGGGACGTCTTTCTACGGCACAGAGCGGCCAGACACCGGGAATTACCAAGAGGCGACCACATGGTCTCTAGATAACTTTGGAAACTACCTTGTCGCGTGCAGCGTAGACGACGGCAAGGCATACCAGTGGACTGGAAACACGGCGACAGCGGCTACAGTAATACCCAATGCGCCCACCAATAACCTTGGCGTAATTGTAAGTGAGGAGCGCTTTTTGTTCTGCCTTGGGGCAGGCGGAGACCCGAGGGTTGTCCAGTGGTCCGACCAAGAAGACATCACCACATGGACGCCATCAAGCACAAATCAGGCCGGCTCTCAGATACTGCAAACAGCCGGACAAATCATGGCGGCACAGCGCGGGCGTGGTCAGACTTTAATATTCACTGACTTAGATACGCACCGCATGACATATGTCGGGGCGCCATTTGTGTATTCGACTGAGAGGATTAGTACGGCGTCGGGTCTGGCTTCCAGAAAGGCTGTTTCTAGTGTGGACGTCGGGACATTCTGGATGGGCCACAAGTCGTTCTTCTTCTACAACGGGTCCAACGTCCAAGAGCTTGAGTGTGACGTAAAAGACTACATATTCGGGGACATAAACCGCTCGCAGATTAGTAAGTGCTGGAGTGCATCTTTAGGCCAGCAGGGAGAAGTCTGGTGGTTTTACTGTAGCTCTAACTCAAACGAAATTGATCGCTACGTCAGCTTTGATTACAAGCAGGGCTACTGGGCTACAGGTGAGCTGTCACGCACATGCGGCGTTGACCGCGGAGTTTTTAGATACCCACTGATGATGTCTCCGGGGGGTACGATGTATGAGCACGAGGTCGGCCTAAACTACGACGGCGCCACAGTGTTTGCGGAGACTGGGCCGTTCTCAATTGGCTCAGGCGACAACTTAGTCAAAGTCACCAGACTGATCCCAGACGAGTTGACACAGGGCGACGTTTCAGCCACGTTCAAAACGCGTCTATATCCCAACGGGTCGGAGACGTCTCACGGGCCGTTTGCTATGGCAAACCCGACGTCTGTTCGCTTCTCTGGTCGTCAGGCTCGAATGCGCGTCGAGGGCGCGCGCCTCGCTGACTGGCGGGTGGGTGTCATGCGCGTCGACGCAGTTGCGGGCGGCAAGAGATGACGTCTCCAATTCCACCCAGCGTCGGACCCGACATATTCGACTGGGCGCGGACATTCTCTACATGGACGAGGCGGGCTTTAACACAGCTCGTCTTTAAACCGTCCGGCGCGGCGGCGATTGAGAATGGCACGCTGCTCTGGGACGAGGTTGAGGGATATCCTGTCGTGTCGAAAGGCGGAGAGTGGCGTCAGATTGTGCTGGAAGATGGTCACGCAAATTTTATTAAGACGGCGGACGTCACTGCGGCCTCAGCAAACACTGCATATAAGTTGACCTATGACGCGCCCGTCGGCAACGAGGGTATCACTCAGGGCACTCCTGCGTCGCGGATCGTATTCGAGGAGGGCGGAGAATACGTCTTGTCATTCTCAGCGCAGATCTCATCCACATCGAGCAGCACAGTTCACTTCTATTTTTGGCCCAGCGTGAATGGAATTGCAGCCACTAATGGGGCGATGACCACTGCGCTACACCAGAACAACGCAACGCTCGTGGTGTCGCGCACACAAATTTTTGAAGTGAGCGCCGGCGACTATCTTGAGGTCAATTTCATGGTGGACAGCACTCAGGGGTTTTTGAACCACACGGCGGCGGCGTCGCCAGTTCCCGGCATTCCGTCGTCAACTCTGTCGATCACGAGGTTACATGGGTGAGGCTGGCGTAAATATGGATAACGTGGTAAAGTTGCATCAAGACAATGTTGAGGTCATTCCTGCCGTTGCAGAGGACATCGACCACGGAATTGAGATCGGCATGCCGTTTCTGGCCGCCAGTATAGAAAGAGACGAGAGAAATGTCCCTGTGGAGCGCGTTTTGGCAAACTTTCGAGAAAGACGGTCCGTTATGTGGATCGTTTATATTGCGGGTGAGCCTGTCGCTGCGTTCAGCACTGCGGTCATGCAGCATCCCATGCGTCAAACTCTATTTATTGAGCACTTGGGTGGCTCTCGAATTAATGAGTGGATGCAAGAGGCTCTGGAGGCTATTGTGGAGTTAGCGCGAAAAGCCGAGCTGAGCGGGATTGAGGCGGACGGCCGCCTCGGGTTTGAGAAATATTTAGACAAGTGCGGCTTCTTTAAGAAGAAATATGTGCACTTCGAGATGGAGCTATAAGATGGGCAGCACAACCAAGACCACGGAAATCATCGACAACACCACCGAGGCGACGATGCCTCAGTTCCAAGAAGACTTCCTGCGGAACGTCGTAATTCCGAAGGGCACCGAGATCGGCACTGCCGAGTTCACGCCATATGAGGGTCAGCGTGTGGCCGGGATGACCGACTTGGAGCGTGGAGCAATACAGGGTTATGGCGGGCTCGATACTGGCGCTGACGCTTACGGCGCCGCCGGCGACGTTTACGCTGGCCTCGCTGGTCGCACACCGCAAGATCAGGCGGCGCAGATCGCGCAGTACCAAAACCAGTTTACTCAGGGCGTCATCGACCCGACGCTGGCCGCAATGGAGCGGCAGCGCGGCAAGGACATCGTCGCAGAGCAGGGCCAGATCACTGGCGCCGGCGCATTCGGCAACACCCGACGAGACGTGTTTCAA